ATCCGCGCGCGCTACGGCAAGAAAGACGACGACAAGGGTACGGTCTCCTTGTTCGAGCCGACACATATACTGCGTCTCTCGGGCGACACCAAGGAAGGCCACGAAGACCGCGACTTCTCTCTCTTCACAGAGGACAAGTCGTTCGCGGACCTGGGTTTCGAGAGCAAGGACGCCTACTTGAAGGCACAACTCACGTGCGTATGGTACGTCTGGGACAAGACGACGCGCCGCGTGCTGCTCTACGCCGACAACGACTGGACGTGGCCGCTGTGGGTATGGGACGATCCGTACCACCTCGACACCTTCTATCCGTTCTTCCCTCTCACCTTCCACGAGAGCCCGCTCGGCATCAACACCAAGGGTGAAGTCACCTACTATCTCGACCAGCAGGACGCCATCAACGAGATGACGGACGAGGAACGACGCGCGCGCGGATGGGCGAAGCGTAACGTCTTCTTCAACTCGAACTTGATTTCGTCGACTGAGGTCGAAGAGGTGTTGAAGGGACCGGATGGCACGGCGCGCGGTATCAAGGTCCCTGACGGCTTGAAGATCGAAGACGTGATCTGGTCGCCCAAGTCGCCGGGCATCGCCCACAAGGAACTGTTCGACAAGGAAGCCAAGTACCGCGCGATCGATCGCATCTCCTCTGTTGGAGAGATACTCCGTGGCGCGCAGTTCAAGACCAACACGCCATCGAAGAACGCCCAGATCACGACGACCGCGCAGAACATGCGTATCGACGAGAAGTCGGATCAGATCGAGGACTGGATCGGTGCCGTGATGTGGGGCCTCGCCCAGTTGTGCGTGCAGTTCATGGAGAAGGAGATGGTAACGACCCTTCTCGGTGCGCAGGCCTCTGAGAAGTGGGAGAACCTCACCGCAGAGGAATTGAAGACGCTCTACAGCTTCCAAGTCGTCGGTGGTACCACCAAGAAACCCACCAGTGCCGCCAAAAAGGAAGAGGCTCTCGAACTCGGACAGGTACTCGGACAGTTCGCCTCGGCGTCTCCGGCCGTTGTCACGATCATGCTCAAGGCGATGGAGCAGGCATTCGACGAGGTGACGATCACCGAAGAAGATTGGCGGATGATCCGAGAGAGTATGATACAACAGCAGCAACCGGCGGCTTCGCCGGACGCGCCATCACAAGGAGCATCACAGGGTGCACCGCAAGGTGCATCACAGGGCGTACCACAAGGAGCGAACGGAGGCGGCATCAACGTGCAGGCTCTCGACCAGTTGCTCGCCAAGTTGCCTCCGCAAGTCAAGAAGCAGATCGCGGAGCAGATCAAGCGCGGGATGGACCCGAAGCAGGCCATCGCGCAAGCAGTTCAACAACAACCCCAGTAATGGAGAAATATCATGGCCGAAGGTGATCTAGAACTCGAAGACACGGGGAAGCCCGCGTCTCTCGAAGACGACATCATGCGTGGCATCGACGATGCCACTGACGACATACCACCGGAAGGAGAAGGAGATGACGCGAAGTCCGCTACTCAGGATGCTGGCCGACAGACGAGCCTTCCGCTTGGCGAAGGAGACGGAAAGACTGGTAAAGCGCCTGGAAAGGCAAAAACCGGTCCCCAGGACCTCGTCGACTCAACCGGAGCCGTCATTGCCAAGGGCGGAGCCGAACGCCGCTTCTACGAGACCGCTCAACGAGAAAAGAAGCGAGCCGACGACGCCACTCGACAGTTCGAGGCCCTCTCCCACCAACTCGAAGGCTTCAAGCAGGCCTCCGCCATCTCCACCCAACTCGGGCTCTCTCCCGAAGAGGCCATCGCAGGCTCCCGCATCATCGCCGCCTACAAAGAGGACCCGGTCAAGACCATCGAGTACCTCTTGACACAAGCCAAGGCGGCAGGGCACAATGTCGAGACTCTCGGTGGTCAGTCCGTGGACATGGCCGCCATCAAGCGTCTGATCGAGACGCAACTCGCCCCTCTGGCCGAAGACCGCCAGAAGAGACAAGCCGCAGAGCAGGCAGAAGCCGGTGCTCAGCAGAAGTACGACGAGTTCGTGGCGAAATACCCTGATGCTGTCATTCACGGTGACAGTATCGCCCGGCTGATAGAGCGCGACCCATCGCTCTCACCTGATGCCGCGTATTGGAGACTCAAGGCCATCTACGCAGAGAACGGCCTCGACTTCTCCAAACCCCTGTCCCAGATCGAGACGGAACAGGGTGCAACCAGCAAACCGCAGTCGTCTCTCCCATCTGGTCGCCCACGATCGGGTGCCGTCGCTCAAGGGATGGACGAACTGGCGAGTGTCGATACCCCCTACGAGGACATCATCCGACAGGGGATGAAGGAAGCTGGTATAACGCAGTAACAGGAGAAGAACATGGCTTCGACACCAATCGCAACGGTGCTGGCCTCGACTCTCACGCGTAGTCGCAAGAAGCTGATCATGGCGTCGATCAAGTCGAATGCGCTCATGGCGTGGGCGTTCGCCAACAACCGAGTGGAGTTCGAGCCGGGCGGTCACGAGATCACCAATCCGCTGACCATCGGCCGCAACCCCAACATTACGTCGTACGAGTACTACGACGAGGTGCCGGTCGCGCAGACCAACGAGTTCACGACCATCACCTACAACTGGGCTCGCGTTGCGGGCTCGGTCATTATCTCCGACCAAGAGGAAGACGAGAACAAGGGTCCTTCCGCCATCTTCAAGCTGGTCAAGGCGAAGATGGACGTGCTCGAAGAGAGCATCAAAGAGAAGTTCTCCTCGTACTTGTATGGTGCGGGCGCGGGTACGGACCCGCAAGGCTTGCAGAACGTGGTCCCGGCCGATCCCACCACCGGCACCCTCGGCGGCACTTCGCGTGCGACCGAGACCCAGTGGCGGACCTCGGCCTACGACTTCGACGGCAATCTCGATGCGACGAACATCGAGGAAGCCTGGGACGATATCCTGCTGGACCTCACCCTCAAGGGTGAGAAACCCGACATCATCCTGGTCGGCCGCAACATCTACCGCATCTACCGACAGGCAGTGAGAGACAAGGTCGTCATCAACCTGTCCGAGTCCAACTCGGGCAAGAAGATGATGGACTTGGGCTTCTCCGGCGTGAAGCATCAGGCGATCACGATGCTCTACGACGAAGACTGTCCCGTCAACGAGGCGTACTTCCTGAACAGCAAGTATCTGCGACTGCACATGTTGCGTCACGTCAACATGAAGGTCAAAGACCTTGCCGCTCCGTGGAACGTCGATGCCACCGGCAAGCGTGTCGTCTGGCAAGGTCAGTGGTGTTTGTGGAAAGCCTTCCGTACGCACGCGTACGTGATCAACTCGTAGGAGGCTGAACATGGCACAGATCAACCCGGCGTTTGAAGTGGAGAAGCTAGAGGGCACACGCAAGCACGTGGTCCTGACACCGAACAAGAAGGACGGTGGCTTCGACAGGAAGGAGATCGAAATCGACAATGGCTACTTTGTGTACTTCCCCCGTGGACACTCCATTCGTGTCTCGGCGGACAAGCTGAAAGAACTCGGCTTCGACCGTGCACCGGGCCTCGTCGACATGGACTCCGGCGAGAGCTTGCCGAGCCAGCCATCTCTCAAGGAGATGTCGGCGCGGCGCACGAAGCCCTCGCGTGAGACAAGAGGAGAGTAACCGATGGCAAAGCGTCTTCCCGACTTCCTGCCGAGGAACATCAATCAGTTTACGCCGAGCATGGCATACGCTGCTGATGTCATCCACGGCGGAGACTACCTTGCCGATCTCGGTACGCCTGATGCGGCGGATAGCGACTACCTGATCACCGGCCGGACAGTCTCCGGTCTCGTGACCACGGGTGTCACGTTCACCGCAACGCAGCTTGCTCAGAGCACGATGTCCTCGCAGAACTTCGGCGTGGGCATCAAGTTCTACTTCGGAGGCACCTGCACCGTAAACCTGGGTCGTGACGTTACGGTCCAGGGCCGCGACTATCTCGGCCAGCCAATGACCGAGACGATCCCGGACAGCGCGACACAGGGCAGTGTCACCATCGCAGGCGTCAAGGCGTTCAAGTACGTCGACAGCATCTCGATCGCGGCCGGTTCCGCCACCAACGACATGGCGACCGGCACCTTCGTATGCGGCTTCTCCGGTGTCCTCGGTCTTCCGTACAAGGCCATGAACATCGGTATCGACATCGAGAACGACAGCGTCGTCGGCACTGGCGGCACGTTCGTCGCTGGTGCGGCGGCCACTGTCACGCAGACGGCGACGACCGCCGATCCGCGCGGCACGTGGACACCGGGCGATGTCCCGGATGGCGCGACGAAGTACCGAGTCGAATTGTTCGTCGACACGGCGAACATGCACGGCAACGCGCACTACAGCGACTAAACCGGGTGAGAGGGGGCTTCGGCCCCCTCTCTACTCAGACAGAAGGGGAAACGACATGGCTAGGAGACTGAGCAAATCGCTTGCGAAAATGGTGGCGTCTCAGCCGAAGAGCGTTGCCATCGTGGGAATGGGGCCGAGCGTCAGTGCGTTCTGCTCGTACATGCAAAAGCACGGCATGTGTGCCGACTTCCCGGACGAGATTTGGGGCATCAACTTCACCCCCGGTTGGTTAAAGGTCGACAAATGCTTTCTGATGGACGGGATACGCAAGGGGGACAACACAGCCGAGTGGTTGATGTGGTTGAAGTATCACCGGCAGACCAAGTTCCCTCTCTTCGTTCCATTCCCCATCCAAGGCTTCGACTTCGTCGTGCCCTATCCCCTCGAAGAGGTCGTCAACCGGACAGGCGAGACGTGGTACGAGAACACACTGGCCTATGCGATCGCCTACGCTTGCGCGATCGGCTCCGTGCGGCGCATCGACTTTTGGGGCTGCGACTTCAACTACACCGAGAAGATCAAACAGATCGTCGAAGAAGGGAAGACGGCGAAGAAGGACGCCGAAGTCGTCGAGCAGGAAGCACGGGTCTTCGTCCACAACATCGAACTCGGACATGCTTGCGGCGCATACTGGGCGGGCATCTGCCGAGGCTTCAATATCCAGACGCGTGTCTGGGTCGGTTCGTCGTTCCTCGCATGGAACACTCGGGAGTTCTACGGCTATGGTGATCGGCAGCCTGATATCAAGAGTCCGGTCCACAACCGGACCGTCACGATCAAATAGTCTCGGTGCGCGGGGGGTTTCGCGCACGGGAGGGGAGATGAGGGGCTTCCCCCTTCGGCTCCTCTCTCCTCTTTGGAGGGCGCGATGCATCTGACGCTCAATGAACTTGTCGACAAGACAGTGCAGCGCATGTCCCAGGTCGCGGGCAAGGGCGTGCAGATATACGCCGAGGATCGCGTGGCGCTGATGCTGCAACACAAGTTCGACATCCTGTTCGTCGACGAGTTCTGGCCTCTTCACATGAAGTGGCGACAGGACACCCTCGACGGCACTCTCGGCGTCGTCACGTCTGATCTGTCCAGTGCGCTGGTCGACTTCGATGACATTGCCGCGATCTATCCGGAGGCGGGCTCCCGTCCGCTGACCATCCTGCCGCGCAAGAACTTCAATCCGTATCGACTGTCCGGCAACACACCGATCCACTACACGGCGATCCCAGTCGGCAATGCCAGTCCGGACGAGGACAAGATATTCCAGATATGGCCGAACACCGCCACAGGCGACATTCAGTGGGGCTTCCGTCTGCACCCCAAGGCTGGCACCACGGGGCGCATGTTCGAGCCCACCGACAAAGTGCCGTTCGACATGCACGCCCTGATCCTCGGCGCGGCCTTCGACTATCTCGAAGACGATGCGACCAATCCGAACGCAACGCAGAAGTTCCAGGCGATGTTCGAGAGCCGCCTTGCGCAGTTGAAGCACAACCTCAACTCACAGCCGGTGTCGTTGAGGCCTGGAGTCGCGACGATCCACGATACGTGGCGCGATCTGCACTAGGAGGCCTAGATGGCTGGACAAGACGAACTACTCAGGATTTTTCTTAAGTTGCTGCGTAGCAGAGCGACTGTAAAGGAGTTGGATGCAGCGGGGGCACCACGTGGCGGCGTTACCCAGGATATGCGCATCCAAGACGCGAGCGGAGAGGCAGAGCGCCTAGCCGCTGCGCGAGCCGGAGCATCGGAGGACATCACACTACAACGCGACAGAGCACGGCGCGTACAAGGCGAGGACCCCCTTCTCGACCGCGAACTGCGCGCTCTAGACCCTGCGGGACGCACTCAATCTCTGCGCAACGATCTGCTGGAGACAAGTCCTGTTGGTGCAGATGAGTTGCTTCGGCTCCGTGCTGAGAACCAAATGACTGCTAAGAACAAAAACTTCGAAAAGATGATGGGAGAAGAGGATAGGATACAGGCAATCAGTGATCTACTCGACGAGACGCCGTTCTGATGCCCCGTCCTCCGATCATCCCTCCGCACAAGCGGACCATGCTCGATGGAGTTCGCATCCGTCGCGGGAACCTTCTCCAGTCGACGACCGTCCGCGACTTCTCGGGCGGGTGGAACGTCATCGACAACGATCTCAATCTGTCGAGCAAGTTCGCCAAGATACTGCGCAACTTCGAGCGCAACGAGGACGGATCGCTCTCGGTTCGACCCGGCACGCGTCTGTTCGCGGAGACCTCCGCCTACCTCGATGCGATCCTCAACATGTGGTACTTCTTCGACCACATCGTCGCGCCGGTTAAATATCATTGGATCGGCGGACATCCGAAATATGTCAGTCCGATCA